TTATGGCCTGAGTTCTTTGATATGTAGGCACTTGAGCGTACAAAAGCTTCTATGCCTGTGTTCCAGTGGAACGCTCAGTATCAACAGCAACCTACCGCCGAAGAAGCCGCACTCATTAAACGTGAGTGGTGGCAGATATGGGAGAAGGATGACCCTCCCATATGCGAATATGTTATTATGTCGTTGGACGCAGCGGCAGAAACACACAACCGCGCTGACTTTACTGCTATAACAACTTGGGGTGTGTTCCTCAACGAAGAGACCGGGGCACATAATATAATATTGTTAAATAGCATAAAAGAGCGTATGGAATTTCCTGAGCTTAAACGTGTTGCAATGGACTCTTACGACGAATGGGAGCCAGATGCGTTTATTGTGGAGAAGAAGAGTGCGGGTACCGCGCTTTATCAGGAGATGCGCCGCATGGGTATACCCGTACAAGAGTTTACACCGCACCGTGGTTCGGGAGATAAGCTTGCACGGTTGAACTCAGTGGCAGACATTGTGGCGTCAGAAATATGTTGGGTTCCAGAGACCCGATGGGCTGAAGAGGTCGTAGAGGAGATAGCGGGGTTTCCTTTTATGTCGCATGATGACTTAGTTGATGCTACAGTGATGGCATTGATGCGTTTTCGCAATGGAGGGTTTATCCGCCTGCCCACCGACGAACCAGAGGAAATGCAATATTTTAAACAGCGCCGGGGCGGCTATTATTAAGAGGTAAGCTATGGCTATTGAAAAAGGAATATTTTCTCCTCCGCTCGGGATGGACGAAGAAATGGAAAGCGGTCAGGAAATTGATCTAGATATTGAGATTGTTGACCCCGAAGCAGTCACACTAAGCGATGGAAGCATGGAAGTTACTTTAATTCCCGACGCCGAAATCGCTGATATGGCAGATTTTAATGCCAACCTCGCAGATTTTATGGAAGATAGCGACCTCCGCGAGCTGTCAGATGATCTAGTTGGGCTAGTTGAAGCTGACATGGACAGTCGGAAAGACTGGGTAGAGGCGTATGTACAAGGTTTAGACGTGTTGGGCTTCAAATATGAGGAGCGAACTCAGCCTTGGGATGGCGCGTGTGGGGTGTTTTCTACAATTCTTGCTGAAGCAGCCATAAGATTCCAAGCAGAAACCATGTCTGAGACGTTTCCAGCCGCTGGACCTGTGAAAGTTAAGATACTTGGAGATGAAACTAAGGATAAAACCGAAGCTGCCGAGCGTGTAAAGGCAGATATGAACTACGAAATCACTGAACGGATGGTTGAGTACCGTTCAGAACACGAAAGAATGCTCTATAGCCTTGGTCTAGCAGGGTCTGCGTTCAAAAAAGTGTACTTCGATCCTAATATGGGGCGACAAGTATCTGTGTATATACCAGCAGAAGACGTAATTGTGCCTTATGGAGCGAGTCATTTAGAGACAGCCGAGCGAGTTACGCATGTCATGCGTAAAACTAAGAACGAAATGATGAAACTTCAGGCTGGTGGGTTCTATAAAGAGACAGAATTAGGCGAACCACAGCCGTATCACTCTGATATTGAAGAGAAAAAGGCTGAAGAAGGTGGATATAGCCTTACTGATGACAGTAGGTATGCGTTATACGAGTGTCATGTTGAGATGAACGTGCCGGGAATTGACGATGAAGAGGACATACCCAAACCATACGTTGTAACTATCGAACGTGGGTCGGGAGAAGTCTTAGCAGTACGTAGAAATTACGAAGAAGACGACACATTAACCTTAAAAAATCAATTTTTTGTACATTATCCGTATGTTCCGGGGTTTGGGTTCTATGGATTAGGGTTAATTCACATTATTGGTGGGTATTCTCGTGCTGGCACGTCTATAATCCGCCAGTTGGTAGACGCAGGTACGCTATCTAACCTACCGGGTGGGTTAAAAACGCGTGGTTTGCGTATAAAAGGTGACGATGCGCCTATAGAACCGGGTGAATTTAAGGATGTAGACGTGCCATCTGGTAGCATTCGTGACAATATTATGACTCTGCCGTATAAAGAGCCATCACAAACACTCCTTACCTTGTTAGACCGTATTACTCAAGAAGGACGCAGGTTAGGGGCTATTTCAGACTTAAACATCTCTGACATGTCCGCAAATGCTCCTGTGGGTACAACATTAGCGCTTTTAGAACGTACGTTAAAGCCCATGGCAGCGGTTCAGGCGCGTGTACACTACGCCATGAAACAAGAGTTTAAGCTGCTAAAGACCATTATTTCTGAACATGCGCCTACTGAATACTCTTATCTACCTGAACGAGGAGAAGTAAGCGCACGTCAGATGGATTACATGATGGTGGACGTTATACCCGTCAGTGATCCAAACTCTTCAACGATGGCACAACGTGTTGTTCAGTATCAAGCAGTACTGCAGATGGCACAACAAGCTCCTCAGATATATAATCTACCCGTGCTACATAGAGAGATGATGGAGGTTCTAGGTATAAAGAATGCAGATAAGATTGTACCTACCAAGGAAGACGCGAAGCCAACTGATCCTGTTAGTGAGAATATGGACGCCTTGATTGGTAAACCTATGAAAGCGTTTATCTACCAAGACCATCAATCACATATCGCTGCGCATATGGCGTTCTTGCAAGATCCAATGATTGCACAGATGATTGGACAGAATCCACAAGCCAAACAAATCCTTGCGTCGTTGCAGGCCCATATCGCCGAACATCTTGGGTTTCAGTATCGTTCACAGATCGAAGAGAAGCTGGGTGCTCCGTTACCTTCTCCAAACGAGGAGATGCCAGAAGAAGTCGAGGTACAACTATCTCGTCTTGTGGCTGATGCAGGCAGGCAGCTTACACAAACACATCAACAGCAAGCTGCTCAGAAGAAAGCACAAGAGCAAGCGAAAGACCCTGTGTTACAAATGCAACAGGCTGAACTTCAAATTAAAGCACAAGAAGTTGAACGTAAGAAAACCAAAGATAAGGCAGATGCTGTTATTAGAGCAGAACAACTTAAACTACAGCAAGCCAAGACCGCAACAGATGCTATGATTAAAGCAGAGGAGCTTAACATAGACAAAACAGAACTCGCCATCGACGCTGAAGTAAAAGGTGTGGAGATGGACCGAGCACGCCGTGAAGCGCAGGTTAAAACTGCTGTGGAGATGGCAAAAATAACACAACCAAAAAAAGGAGCTAAAGAATAATTCATGGCAACTACCGTCTTTGACGTGCTTATTAAAAATATCGACGAGGAAATCTCGTCTGCACGCACCTTTGTATGTGGTGGATCTCCAAAAGAGTATGCCGATTACAGAGAGGTTGTAGGCTTAATCCGAGGTCTTGAAGCCTGCAAACGTTTTATAGAAGACCTTTCGCGTAACTATATGGAAAATGATAATGACTGAAGCAGCAATTAAAATAAATGAAGAGCAGGAGTTTGAGGCACAACTTCCAACCCCTGCAGGGTACAAAGTACTTATTGCCTTACCAGAAGCCTCTGACACCTATGAAGGGTCAAGCGTTCTTAAATCAGAAAAGGACAAAGACTTAGATCACATAATGTCTATTATTGGACTTGTTATGGACGTGGGTCCACAAGCATATAATGATAAGGAAAGGTTTCCCAACGGGCCGTGGTGCAAACAAGGTGATTACGTAATGTTCCGTATGAACTCAGGCACTAGATTTAAACTAGGTGGTATGGAATACCGTCTAATGAATGATGATAGCATCGAGGCGGTTGTATCTGACCCTCGTGGCATCACACGCGCATAGGGGGGTACAATGGCTTTTCAAAAAGTAGAATTTGAATTTCCTGACACAGAAGACGATAAGATTGATGTAGAGCCTTCTAGTGCGGAGAAAATGAACTCTTCTGGTGATGTAGAAATAGAAGTTGAAGAAGAGAAACCTACAAAACCAGAGAAGGCTAAAGCGCCTGTAAAGGAAGACGACGTTGAAGTGGAGGTTGTGGACGACACACCCAAAGCGGATCGTGGGCGCAAGCCGATGAAAGAAGCGCCTGTTGACGTTACTGACGATGAGCTTGCAGAATATTCTGAACGCGCTCAAAACAGGATTAAACATTTCTCTAAAGGCTATCACGAAGAACGTCGTAGGAAAGAGGAGGCAGAGCGTAGGAGTGTAGAGCTTGAACGCGCTACACAACAGTTGCTTGAAGAGAATAAGAAGCTAAAGGCGTCTACTAATAAAAGTCAGACAGCACTTATATCTCAGGCTAAGAAAAACGCTGAAACCCAATTAGATGCTGCGAAAACAGCATACAAAACAGCGTATGATGCTGGTGACTCCGATGCAGTACTAGACGCAAACGATAAGCTATCAGATGCTAAGATTAAACTCGATAAATTAAACAATCTTAAAGTACCAGCTTTACAGGAAGAAGAAACACCTGTAGAGTTGTCACCAGAAGTATCTAAACCCGCCCCGGCTCCACAAGTCGATAAGCGAACTATGGAATGGAAAGATAACAATTCTTGGTTTGGTGTGGATGATGAAATGACGAGCTTTGCGCTGGGGTTGCATAACAAGCTCGAAAAAGAGGGTGTTAACCCTCAAACA